TTATTGTTAGCCGCTTCGATGTATCCTGCCACAGCTGTATGGTCCGCATCAGCCGCCCCCAGAAGAGAAAGAGCATACCAGCCCTGGCCAAACTTGTTGTCCATCAAGGTAACCCCTGCCAGAGCAGTTTCCGCGGCAATACCGTCGGCCACGTATGCACCTGAGCTAGTGACCAATCCCCCCATCATCCCAGAGATATCTACTCCGGTTCCCTGCACAGATAAGAAGGAGATTTTGGAAAGGGCTCCAGTGGTTCCACCGTCGGAGATCTCGAAGCGGGAATAGACCGCATTCCAAACACAGGTGGTTCCTGCGACGGCAATGTTCAAGGCGGTCTGAATAACCCCAGCGATCCCATTCATGTTGGTCTGAGCGGAGAAGTTGAGCCCAGTGATGGGAGTAACCGCTGCTCCAATGGTTACATCGAAGGTGCCAGTCAAGATGGCTGTCCAGGTTGCAAGCAGCTGTTGAGCGGCAGTCAGGGGAGCACAGACCAGTTTGCCGATGGAGGCAGTTTTGGCCCAACGGCCAATCTGGAGACTGACAGGCTGGGGAGCTTGTTCGAACCACAGGACAGCAGCCAGGTATTCTTCAGCGGAAGTCCCGAAGTCTGCAGATACCGCATCAATACTGGAGTAAGAGCGCATACGTTCCACTACGTCGATGGCTGGGTTGTCCCCCATCAGCAACAGTGTGGAGATGTTCTGCATCTGTGCTGGTGCAGGGCTCAGGTTGACCGATACGTTGACCAGTCGAGAGATGGGGAGTGCGGTGTTCATAATTTCTCCTTAATGGATATTGATAGTGTGATGTTCATCGTCCAAAGTAGCTTGAAGGACCTGGATGGTTGGAACTGCGTATTCACGAACTATTTGACGACGGATAATAACCGGAAGATCTTTCCTCTTCATCCATCTCTCCTTCACTAACTCAGGAACTGTGGTGACATTCCCAGTCTCCACCAAACCCATTCCCTGCAGGGTGAGATATTCTCTATTCTGGGAAAGCTGCAGACCATCCCGAAATAGTTTGACGAACTTACCGGCATTAGGCCCGTAGAAGGAGGCCAAGCAGGTTAGCTTCTCATGGAGTCGAACCTCACTCCCCACATCCAGGTTCAAAGGGAGCTCAGCCGCATAAGTGTCAGGATCCTGGTCGGTCACACCGAAGGCACACCAGTCGACTCCAAAGTTGGGGATGTTCGCCGGCTCAGGCTGCCAGCGAGGGCGGACCATCTCCGGGGGAAGCCCAGTGATTGCCGCCACCCAGATCTGCAGGAAATTCTCGAGAGCGTCGTCTTCCAGAATGGCCGCATTGGTCGGAAGTAGGGTGTTCATCAGCCAACATCAGCCAACATCTTACGTGCTTGATCGATCTTCTCCATAGCCCCTTGGAGATAGGCCTTATCCTCAGAGTTTGTAGCTGAGCCCTTCAAGGTTCGTATCCGTAAAGCTACGGACATCAAATCACTTGCACAGGCTACAGCATCAGTCTTGAGTGAATCTTTGGTCTTGTGAACGTGAACGAATACTTTGGCCATGGCTTACCACTCCCTTACGGTGTATGAATCGCCATTTGCAGCGAAGATGCTGATGGCGTTTGTTGTCAATGGATAGCCTGGTGGCGGAAAGTACTGACCAGGACCAACCTCGAAGGATCCTGGAGCTACCGGATCCGCTGTGCCCGTATCATTCACGAACATGGACTGGGCAGTGTGACTCCTGTTCTGGATAATGTAGCCAGACCGTGTGAGGTTCTGCCCGAGTGCTCCAACGGCTGCCCCTGTGCCTGTGGACGAGTGGTCGACCAGGGCCTCTTGGCCTACCACCACTATCTGCTGCGGTACGCCATTTCCATCAAGTGCGGTGAGTAACATTATCTAACTCCCAAGTAGAGTGCGTTCTGTTGTTGATTGAATTGGAACCCTATGCCATCGTAGGACAAGTCGGTCAAATCCATGCTGGTGCAGATTGCCTCGTATAGACCCTGCCCGAACTGAGGATACGGATCAATGGCTTTCACCACGTAAGTACCCCCTCTCCACAGGACCAGGTCCGGCTGTCTGCCCGTGGTCTCGCCCTGCAGCTTGAAGGCAGTGACTACGCTGATGGCCCGTTCGAAGACCTCCATCTCCGGAAGGCGTTCAAGGTCTTTCCCACTAGCCATCGTCACGACCCCGACTACATTGGGAGTGGACTTGACCGACAGCGTGCTCCGTCCCTGGGTGTTTACCTTCTCTGTTCGTCTCTGGACCGTGAAGAGGTCTGAGGACATCGGGTCGAACAGACCGTCGATGGAAACTTCGAGGAGAGCCATTAGTTAACCAATGCCCGTTCTGCATCACGAAGGCCCTTCACCGCACCTCTGACTCTGTCCGCTGCTTGTGGGATTTTGAGGGAATTGAACTCTGCGTAGATCCTCTCAGCTTCCCCTATCAAAGCCCCAATCTTCCTACGAAGGTCAACCACATCTTGCATGATGCCGTCTTTGGTGTGGATGTGTACATGGATGTTCTTGGCCATTTTATTTGTTCCTTATCACGTATGAGATTGAGTTGCGAAGTTGAGCCGTGTCGATCAAGGGCTTGGTTCCTGTGCGCCCTCTCCGACGCCTTGCCGCCAGTGTGGACTCAGCTAGTGGGGGATCCACACCATCGTTGATCACTTTTCGGATCGAATTCTGTGCCAGAAGTCCCGCCTTGTTCAAACCCTGGTCTATAGCATCAGTATTTGAGTCCATAGCTGCCTTTGCAGCCCCTCCGAGGACTTTGGCTACCTTACCCTTAATCGAATTCATGCCGGGCCTCATAAAGCGCCTTGCAGGGATATTTGCCTCAGGGGCTCCATTGTCGTGGATATAGGCCAGGGCCGCATTGTTCTTCCCAGCCTCTTTCCGCTGAGAGTGATCACTGGGAACCCCGGCGTAGACTGCCTGCTTGACCATCTTCTCTAAAGTGGTCTTCATAGCTGGTAGGCGGTCAATTATCTTCTTGGCCGCATTCTTGACCGAATCAGTCATGTTAGTAAATGACCCCAGGCCAGGCCGGACCATTCATTGGATCCATGACCCCAGCACCAACATAGAGAGGGCCCATTCCGACTTGTCGCATCAACGCAACCCAACGTGTTCCATAGACCGTCAGGTTCCAATGGCCAGCACCTGGCTGAATGGCATCACCTGTGGAGTAGCTGATAGACACCTTATCCACAGACTTGGATCCGATCGGACCTGTTGTCATTCCAGGGATGGCCCCAGATTTTGCTTCCACCTGAGCCCGAGCCTCCAGAGAGATATTGTGAGCAATGAAGAGCTCAGTTCCCACATCCAGGAGGTCGCCCCATCGTTGTGTGTTAAGCAACAGACCAGCCAGAGTCAAGTAGTATGTGATCTGGCTGACTGGGTAGCGGACATTGCTGGCAAACTCAGGGTAGTTAGCCTGGAAGCTAGCTACGGTGACGGTCATTCCCCAATCCCCCAGTACTTCTCATTGCGACTGGCTGATTCTGCAGCTGTCTGAGTTTGAGGAAGACCGGAGATGGGTGAAGAATCTTTTCCCTGGATGCTGTACGCGATTGCCTCAGCCTGCTTCGGGTCCTTCCCCGCCTTGATCTCGGTAGCGATATTCTCGCTCCGAGCTTCGTCTGACTTACCTGGATTTAAGGGCATGATCACTCTCCGTGAACCTTGACTCCGTTTGCTTTCGAATACCAGTGCTTTGCATGAGCACGGTCCATGTCTTGCACGCCAGCCACGAAATGCAGAATGACGTCGTTGTCCAAGCGAAGACTGAACTTCTTGGGGACATTCACCACGACCAGGTTGGCTTCTTTCTTTTCGTCTTCTGCTTCTTCATCTTCCAGGGCCTGTGCGGCAGCCAGAGCGGCGGCTTTTTCTTCCTCAGCTTTCACTGCGGCGGCATCCAGGGTCTTTGCTTTTTCCTTTGCTCCCTCATCATCACCAGCATGGGAGTCTGCTTCTGCGGCCAGTCTTTCTGCCTCAGCTGCTGCTTCTTCTGCGCGGACCAATGCCTCTGCCGCTGCTTGCTTCTCCAGGGCTACGCGTTCTTTGCGTTGAGCACGGGTTTCTGCATCACGAGTTTTCATTTTTGCCATGTTGCTTCTCCTTAAGAAAAGGCGGCAGGGGTTAGCCTGCCGTCTTCGATATTACATCAGGACTTCGCTTCGGGTGTGTTACAGACCGTCGAAGTATCCCACGGTTTCTGGATATACCATCTCCGTGACGCCGAGGCGGCAGAAGTAGGTGGTCTTGTGGTAGATCCCCTCGAACTGGATCGGGGTGCGTTGCAACAGGGTCATTGGATAGCGAACCCGATTGTATGCTTTGGTGTAAACCATTGCACGATCCACAGTTCCTGGAGTACCCAGAGTTCCGCCGACGCCAGCACCGATCAGCCACTTCAGAGGCAGGATTTCCAACTTGCCCTTGCCAGAGGTAGCCAACAGGTTGTTTTCTTGGATGTACTTCAGGATGGAAACATTGCCGGCCTGAGATACTTTCTGGGTGCTGATGTAGCCGAACTGTGCAGGAGGCAGCAACAGACGAGTAGGCATCACTGCCCAGGCAGATGCAGCCCAGACTGTGGTGAGCATGGTGTTGACGTCGGACAGGATTTCATCCGGAGTCTTCTTGGTCCAGTTCGGAGAACCGGATACACCAGCCGCCATATTGGCCGGAGTGACCGAAGCGTTGTTGACCAGACCGAAGTCGCCAGTTGTCAGATCACCGATGTAGACCTGCTCATCGATGTCCATTTGGTGCTTCAGCTGCAAGCCTTCGAACTTCTGTTGATCCACAGGGCGACCAAGCTTGGCTGCGGATTCCAGCTCCAGGATGGTGTACTTCAATTCCATGCCCCAGGGGCGCAGAGGCTGCGGGGTCTTGCTGATGTCAACAGCTACGCCGCCGATCTGGGTCGAATCCTTACCGATCCAGGCCTTGCCGTTGCCGATGCCATTGCCAGTCCCGAGACCGCCAGCCGAAGCAAAGTTCGACAGGGTGAAGGACGATACTTCATCGGCGATGGTGACGTCTTCGCGCAGGTCGATGTCACGACCCCAGGTCACCGCGGCCAGAGGCTCATGGAGCGTCAGGTCGAGGCGTTCGAGTTCACCTACCAGGAAGGCACCTGTGGAGTCCACAGTCTTACCGTCATGGGTGGTGAAGCTGTTTCCCAGAGGGTTGCCCTGCATGTTGCCCTTCGCATCCAACACGCGGAATCCGGCGTTGTCGAAGGTCATGACATCACGTGTCTTGCGACGACGCAGATGATCAGGAAGAATGATTGATTTCATGTTGATGGTTTCCCTTCTTAGATATTGAACGCGATTTCGACGTTGCCCGATGCATCCGGAACGCCGTTGAATGTGACCCCAGGCAGAGCCGGTGTAGAGCTACCACCAGTAACTGCTGCCTCGAACCCGCCGAGTACGTGGGCACCTGCAGTTGCACCTGTCCAAATGGTGACCAGACCGCCCTTGACCGGTTGAACAGCACCGCTCAGTTTGACCATGATGTAGCCTGCGCGCAGTACGTCCATTTGACCAGCCACAGGGGGGATCGCAGCGCCCAAGGTTGCAGCACCGAAGTTCGAACCGGAGGATTGTTGAACGGGGTATGGGCGAACGGTAACACCGTAGGCGGCAGTCAGGGCAACGTCACCGGCTGCGAAGGGACGAACACCTTGGGTGGTAGGATCCACCAAAACCCCTTGGCCATAGGCTGTCGGAGGAGAGGTGGCGTCGATCAGCACTGGCTCGATGGTGGCAGGGTTACTGCGGTTGACGTCACCAGGGAAGCCAGCCCCCATGCGATATGTGATTGCCACATCGCGGGTCTTCATGCGAATTTTCTTTTTCATGTTTGTTTCCTTATGTGAAGGTTGAGATTAGGCCCAGTGTTTTGCGTTGGCCTTGTTCAAGTCCGCGATGGTTTTGATTCCGGGTGCCGGCTTGGTAGCGCGATCATCTTTGGAGCGATGACCACCAGCGTTGTTTGCGTTTTTCTTCATGGCAGATGCGGCCAGGAAGATGTGACGAACTGCGTCACAGGTCATGTTCTTGGTGTCCAGCGTCTTTCCGGCCAGAGCGTCGTCGATCATGCCACGGGTGTCGGCTTGGCTGTAGGCCAGGTCCAGAGCAGTACGGCGCAGACCACAGATCTTCTTGTAGGACTGAACTGGCTTAGCCGCGGAGTCGAAGGCCGGAATGCGGATGCCAGGAACCAAGATCTCGGCACGAGATGCTGTGTCACGGAAGGAGTCACCCAGATAGCGAGAATCTTTGGCCTTGATGACCTCTTCATCATCAGTGCCTTCAGGGGCTTCTTCTTTCAAAGCACCTTCGATCTCGGCAGTCTCTTCGTCCTCTCCACCGCCTGGGTTCATTGCAGCTTCCAAGGCTTCCAGACGTTCACGGAATTCCTGGTGGTCCGCATCGTTCTGAGCCATGTATTCCGCCATCGGGTCGTCCTGAGTTTCGGCACCTTCGAGGGATGGATTTGAAGGGTCTCCGCCGGTATGGACATGGATATGGGTGTCGCCACCTTCTCCGCCACCCGAAAGAGGATCTTCGTCGTCATGGACTTCCTTCGGTGGGTTCTCCATCAGCTCTTCCACCTCCGCTTCGTCCTTTGTGCTAAGTGCGACCTTGAGCCGGTCGTACCATGATGCTTTCTTTTTAGCCATTATGGCCTCCTGTTGATTGATGGTTGAGTGGTCGCTTATTGCACAGCGCGGGCCGCAGCGACCGGACTCGACAAGCGCGATGTGATTGCCCCTGATGCTGGTCT